CCAGATACGACGGCTGGCAATCCAGCCCCGGGCACAGATATTGAGCGCGGTGAAATACTTGTCCCGTCCGAACTCGGTATTAGCCAGTCTTTCCTCAACCATCGCCTCCCTGTCGTCCAGGAAGGACTCGATAAGTTTCTGCTGACGGGAGGATATCGCCCCCTCAACCACGGTCTGCCATACCGCCGATATTATCCAACTCTGTACCGCGTTAAGGAACACCCCGGGATCGTTCATGGTAACGGATATCTGCCCGGGCAACTTGTTCCCGTTACCGTCGGTCAGAACGTAAGGTTCGGTATACAGCTTCCGGTGCTTGTCCATACGGGCATAGAGTTGTTGGAAGACTTCTCTTTCCGTCCTCGATACTAATTCCGGTGTCGTTATATTTTCAGCCATAGGCTTTTTCCCTGCGGACTTAAGTCCGACGGTCGCTTAATCTGTGTTGCATTACACCCATACTTCTAATCTGCGTCTCAGGTGTGAAGTCCGATACCAGGTACCTTAAAGCCGCCAGTAAATGATATTTACTCTCGTCCTTTATCTTTCCCTTCGTCGGCCTGTTCTCGTCATCCAGTTCCCATAAACAGTTGGCTATCTCCGCTAGTAGATTATGTAAATCATCATATATTATAATACGGTTCCGTTCCATCTGCGCAATCGTACGCTCTATCTGCACCGCCGGCTTGGTCCATACCGGTGCCAGTATCCGCCACCCATGCGCCCCGTACCCCTGCCGTATCTCATCCTCAGTAGTTATATTGCCCCCGATGCTCTTGACCGGAGTCCTGCCCAGGGTTATCCCTTTAAAAGCATCTACGTGCTGCACTATGCTCTTTCCTCCCCCGGGAAGATATTCCTTGAAGAAATGAAGGTCGCCGTTGGCCGGGTCCCTCGCACAGAACAACGCCGCCGGGTTACTTATCCCGAAGTCATGCCCCGTATATACCGGCCAGTCCGATATCCCCTGCGGCATCATCGACCTCGGCCGGATACACATGGCCCCGTTAAACGCCCCGTATACCAGCCATGAATTCTCAATATCGTCGTCTTCTGCCAGAATCTCTTTCCGGTAGGAGTCCATCGACATATCCTTAACCACCTCATCCAACCCCTCCTGACTGATATAAGGATTATCAAAACTCGTGAAATGAAAAGCTTCCCACCTCCCACTCTTATCGGCTAAAGCTGCCTTGAACATCTTGGAGGCATGTCTCGGGTCTACCGCCTTCGATACCCCGGTACTCCTTAAACTAGGCGGCGTATATATGAATACCGCATCTCCATTGTTGTCCATTAACATGGGGGCACCCACATCGTTCCACAGGTCTTCCGCTACCAACTGGAACTCGTCTACTATCAGCAGGTCGGCATAGTCACCTCTTAGCGTGTTCGCATTCCACGCTGTCTTGCACTTTATCCGCCCCTCCGTCTTCGGCCATTCCAGAAATCTCTCCGTCTCATTCTTATAAATAACCTTTGCATCTATCAGGTCACGGTAGGCCGTCGTTATCTCAAACCAGAACCGCCCCGTCTGCTCACTCGTCGGCGCCGCATATAATATCCGCCGCTTCTTCGCAAATTCTTCGTTACCCAGTATCCCCGCCCCTACCGTCTTTCCACCCCGCCTACCCGCCCTGATTATCTTACGCTTGGCCTTAGAACGGATAAACCTCTCCTGCTCCCCGTGCGGGATCCTTAAGTGTACCTGTAGTTTACGAGTCGGTGTTTCTACTGCCATGCCTTGCCTTTTTGATTTTACTATAAAAACTTTGGGGTATATCTACTAGAGAGAGGCTTACCTCCCCCATCAACCACGCCCCTCCCCCGGGGCCGGGGGCTATGGTCTATCAGAACACTATCAGACTGTCTTGACAGTACAAGAGAGCTGTGTTAGAGTCTAGCTATGTCTATAGTCAAGGGTGTTGATCTATCAGTGGAGGGGAATATCAAGGCAGCAGAACGAGCCCTGGGTATCAAGAGGAAGGGCACTAGAGTCCCATCTGGAAAGGGTAAGAGCGTGGATATCATCTATCTACCCAATCAAAGACAAGTCGATATAATGGCTTGCGAAGGCAGAATTAAACTCAACGACTCTACACGGTAACGGATACATACAATAGCTGTTATGTCTTCTAATGTAGTTATGTAGTCTTATTTTCCTCGGTCAATTCTTTAATCTCACCATTGATAATCTCTTTAGTATCCTTATGTTGTAGTAGTCTACTACTATCATAGACCAGCTCAATGGTGATATGAGAGTCCGTGGGTTGGGAATATAAGTGGATCATCTTGTTATCTGTATCGATAGAATTAATCCTATCTGACGCTTTTTCCTCCTTGTTTGAGGCTATTTCAGCTAGAATTTCACGTTTTTTCTGGATAGACAGGATATTCTGCGCCTGTACTGCATCCCTTAGTTCTTTGATTCTTGTAGAAATCTTTGGGTTATCCATTAGCTTGGAGGCTTCAGGGTAGATGGTATCCGGCAGCATCCCGGAGGCTTCGTAAGCACTCTTATAAGCGTCAAATTGAGTCATACCTTGAAAGATGCCTTGACAAAACGCCTCTTGTTTAGCGGTCAATATACGTTCCTGAGTCATGGTCATAGTATTATCCTTGAATAGATTATTGATTACCTTTAATGATACGCTCAGCTTCGGCTACCACCTCGCCGGTATCAGTGCGTACTAATTGAGTACCAGGGGAAAGATTAGATATCTTCATCATTGTTTTAAATTGAGTCTGTATCTTATCAGCTTCAATAGAAGCGAGTTTAAAACCATCGACAAGGCGTGTAATGTAATGTTCAGGGATAACAAACCGTTCTTGTAATGACTCTATTGAAAGATAACGCATGAGTAAGCGGCCATTAGCATTAGACACTGACATTGTTATACATGGAACGGGGAATTCATATGATGGGGTTAAGACGGACGCGGTGAATAAGGAATAATACCGGTTATCGAATGGATCACGGTATTCCCATCGGGCCCATGTAATTGTCTTTAAATGCTTGACCATTTTAACTCACTCGTTTTAGTACATTGAGGATAAAAAAACGACGAGAAATGATATATCATAATATTATTATAATATAGTATTATTATGTAAAGTAACTATGGGTTAGCTAGGTACATCATCATCCATTAAAGTCTCCAAGTGGTCCCGCAGTCAAGGCACTCATGTTTCGGCCAGCCGGTGACATTGCGGACATGGGTAGAGTGGCAATGAGGGCAGTAGAGGCCGACCAGGCGGTGGGGGTAAGCTATCAACTGGTTAAGCATAAGCGCCTCCGTCCATGAAGTAAGGGTGAGGGCCCCGGAATATCAGTGGGCAAGGGCTGATAAAGGGGGGCCCTCGACAAAAAGGAGGATAAAGAGTGAAGAAAAGACTAGAGATAGAAATAGATGATACACACTCATTATACTACTTATTGTCAAGTATGAGCCTAATATTAAAAAAGACGCGACGGAAAAGAGGTTAAAACTTAGCATAACAATATATTTTCGTAACATGCTCTTACCCTATTGACAAGACATTACACGGCATGATATAGTATCAGCATAAATAAACAAACGGAGGACAGAAAAATGAACGTACGAAATATGGAAAGCAATAGATCAGGCAGAGGGGTAGCGAACCAATTCATTATTACAGATGATGAGGGAAACGAGACATTTCAAAGTTATAGAACGATCATAGCAACCAACAAGTGCGGTAACATTACACTGGATGTCAACTCATGGGATTATTCAAAGACAACCGGCAAGTATCGCAATATCTTTTTAGGTGAGAATAAAGCGGAAACTGAGCGCAAGATAAAATCAGGCGAATATAAATTGGAGGACTTGAATAAATGAAATGTGCTTTATGCTTGAAGCCGGTCGCCAAGGCCGGCTTCACCTACTCAGGCAAAAAGAAGGTCCAACAATGGATGTGTAACAATAAAGACTGCGGGAACTTTAGATCCCGGAAGGTAGAAAGTAAATTCGTAAAATAGCACTTGACAACTGTTTAGCACTATGTTAGTATCTGTAATTATGAATAAAGAATTAATCGAAATAAGACAGTTTCTAGGTATCAGCCAACAGGAAATGGCTCGCCGGATGCACGTATCAGTAATGACCATCCATAGATGGGAAACGTCCAAGACGCAGAAGATGAGCCAACTGGCAGAACTCAGGCTCAAGGCAATCCGTCGTGAGGCGGAGAAGCTGAAGAAGATCGGAGGCAGATAGAATGATAAATAGCAATAATTTATCACAGAAAAAGAATGTTGTTTATAATGACTACAAAGCTGGTGGACAACGACTGCCGAAACCATCCGGCGGAACATTGGAGGATTTAAGACGTAAAGCTTACCCTCATTTATACAATACTGATGGTTCAAGGAAAGGCTAGTCATGAAGGTTCTGGTTGCCTGTGAAGAATCGCAGCGAGTATGTATCGCCTTCCGTGAGCTTGGTCACGAGGCTTATAGCTGCGACATTCTTCCGTGTAGTGGCGGTCATCCGGAGTGGCACATTCAGGATGATGTACTAAGACACCTGAATGACGGATGGGATTTGATGATAGCCTTCGACCCATGCTCTTATCAATACCTGAGCGGGGTACGCTGGCTACATGAGAGGCCGGGTAGATGGGAATTATTACGCAAGTCCTGTGAACTTAC